GTCCACCGAAACGGTGACGAAACTAACAATTCCAGAAGGGGGGTTCGCAGGAAGGCTTGTAGCATTAGCGACTGCCATCTCGAGAACTTTGTAAGTTACGCCAGGTTCGAGAACGGAAGGCGTTTGGACCACGTTTTCCATTTTCATGGAGACGGGTTCTAATGCCTTCCCGCATAACTGTCCTTTAACGAATTGGTAAACCACTACTACAGGATAAAAGACAGTCAAGAGAAAGTCAAATAAAACCGTAACAGCAGCGTCCCAAACGTGAGGAAGCGACACGAGGAACCACTTAACCGAAGCCAAAGCAAAGAGGAAAAATGGTAAAAGTAGAAACGCCCTAAAGGCGATAAAAGCATAGGACTTCAAATAGCATAAGTCCATAGCACTCTGGAAATTGGTGGAACCAAGAGTAAGTACTGAACCATAAGTCGCATGGACGTGGTTCACACATTCTTCGGTGATAATAGAGTAATCACCAAAGAAGGTGGTAAGAGAAAAGTCGAACTGCGGCACCAAGTCCCCTTTCGGGGTTGAGTGACGCGGGTCTTCTTTCATCATACGGAGAGAATGATCGCGGCAGTAAAATGGCCGCCCCTGAGAACAGAAATCCTGGCGAAACCAAGAAATACGGTTCTCACGAACGTGACTAACAAAGTCGCGAACCTTCTTTTTAACGTCTGTTTGGACGGCCTGTGCTAGAGCACCACGGCATTCTCCAAACTCATTAGAAAGCAATTGGGCTTTAAGGAGCATGGCCTGAAACTCGGAAACATCTGCCGGAAGCAGAATGTATTGACGAGTAGAGGTATGAGAAAACTCACTGATTCCATCAATGAGGCACCCGTTCAACCAAACCACCAGGAGCGAGAGCCCCAAATGGTTTGATCGAGACCCGATTTTCTGGCCATGGACATCGTTGAAAAGAGAGGCAATCCAAGAGGCTACCATGCGATCAAGGAAAGGCATGACCTGATACCGGGCGGTGAGGAGAGCGGAGGCCGATTCTTTTACAAAGGGCCTCAGGTCTACCGGGGAACAAATTAGAGACTCTAGAAGAGAATCTATTTCGTCAGAGCGACCTGACTGCGCTTGAAGTAAGAACTTCAATGCAGTCTTTCGGCTGATCTGAGCCGGGTTGTTGTCGTTTTGAAGAGCAGCATCCAT